GTTCCGACAACTCCAATGATGCCGCCTCAGCCTTCGACTTCTTCATATCGACTTCGGCCTTCAGCTTCGCCTCTTCCAGATCCGCCATGTTCTGTTTCTTCTCCCGTCCATTGGCCTTGTCCGATAAATACCGGATGTATGCCTGAATGGTAGGAAGCAAATCATACTTCGTGGGCTTGCCTTCTCCGGTGATTATTCCCTCGGTTTTCAGCTGTTCCACACGGCGGGTGGTTACACCGAAGATCTTCGCAATGACCTGCACCGGTTGCAAATTCTGTTTTTCAGCCATGCCGCCCGCCTCCTTTCATCAAACTCCCTTGATCGGTGTCTTTATGATCGGGTTGAAATCAATTCGGACTTTGTCCTTCTTGGTCTTACCCTTGTTGCTCTTGTCAAACTTCACGATCCTGCTGCCCCACTTCTGCCGCAGAGCATAAAGCTGCTGTTCCTCCCTCGCATAGTTGCGATAGACTGCACAGCCACCAGCCTGTTCGGCCTGTTTGACAACGTAATGGTATTTATTCACCCGCAGGCATCCCCGGTATCGGTTGCAGTTCTGCAGGGTCATGTCGTAATCCTCTTTCAGGGGCAATGCCTCATCGTATCGGCACTCATTCCCACGCAAGAAACAAGCAAAAGGCCCGCCGATGAAAGCCAACGTAGAAAACGGAATGTTCTGCTGATAGGATCTCGCATCAATGTTTATGTTTATGCCCCACATCTTGAAGCCCCACTCATCACAAAGGCGGCTGTACCGCTCGATGAAGTCGAGGAAATCTTCTGCCGGCACGATGTTCTGTTTATATCCGAACCGCTCTCCCGGCTCGCTTTCGTAGTAGCCGATTTTCTTCATGTCATCGTCAATGATGCACACGACATCGGCACCGTTCTCGAACTCTGTGTCGAGGATATGGTTTCTGATGCGGCTGACATTGCCCTGTATGCCCTTTTTGCAAGGGATGATATTTTCCTCGTACCCGGGATTTGCTTTCCGGTACGCCTCAACCTCAGTCTCGCAGACCCACACCTTACAGAAGGGGAGATATGCCAATGTCTCAACCTTCGGGCGCTTATAGCTGGGGCAATTCACACTGATACGCACAGCGGATCGCCTCCAATGCTTCGGCACCCTTCAACACGCGGCCTACGCCGCGCCGCTCGGATTTCTCCGTTATTTGCCCATCGGTACGGGTGGAAAGAGCTTTGACCGTCTCCAAAGCGAACAGGCTCTCAGCCTGCAGCCAGTCCACTTCATTGTCGAAGTACAGAACGATGTAGTTGTGTTCCTCCCGAAGAACTTCCGTGAAAGGAACATCGCCCGGTATGTCGGGATCCTCTTCGACAGCATCCACAAGGGCAGAAACCACATCATCGGTGTATCCTGCAAGCTCTGCGGATATGTCCGCTTCATCAATGACGGCGAACAATTCCGACAGCATCTTCTCATCCATTTCAGCCATCTCGGCAATGCGATTGTCTGCCAAGAGATCCGCAATCTCTTCCGCTTCGCTCGCATAGTCCTGAAAATCGACCGGAACCGGACAGCCAAGGAAAAGCGCTGCCTCATACCGACCATGACCGGAGACGATCATGCCGGAGAGAGTGGACACCTTCACCGCCTGCCGCCAGCCTTGATTTTCAATAACCTTTGCCAATAGCTCCACCTGATCGCCGGGATGACGATTCGGGTTTTTCGGATTTGGTTTCAATTCCTCAACGGGAACGATTTTATCAAATGCACAGTAGACCGGGATGCTCCCAGCCATGCACTTTCTATTCGTTTCGCCTGGGCAATGTCATGGTATCTACCTCCTGCTATGTAAAGGGCCAGACCGTCCGTTGGAAACGAAATGGCCCAAAAAATTTGTTTGAAAACTAGCAAAAAATCGGGCTCGCCAGCTCCACAACCGCTCAGCCCCTCCGGAAGAACCTATCTTTTTCGCCATCAGCCTCAGACAGCCAATCTCCCGCCTTTTTCTTCTTACCCCATGCAAGTTTTCACACGGAAAATAAAACGCCACAGAAGCCATTTAAGAAGCTCTGAGACGCTCGTTCAATCCGGGCTCACCAGAATTGCACTGGAGCACTTCCGTACCATCTCCCCATGGTTGGAAGCGTGACCCTTACCCGGATGTGATCATATATTTGAAAGGAGACAGATACGGAGGTCGGGAGTAGTCCAAGCTCCCTGTGGTAGCCCCTCACGGGATCGAACCGTGAACTCCCCGGTTATGAGCCAGGCGCTCTGCCAATTGAACTAAGGGGCCATTATTTTCCATATCTGTTCCGCCGCATGACCTTTTCCAAATCGCGGAACTTATCCCGCTCCACAATGTCACGCTGGCATTGCTTACGGCATTTCTTCGCCTTGGCAGAACAGATGCAGACAGTCTTGCCATTTACGATGTCGATAAACACCGGTATTTTTTCGATTGCTTCCATCTGCTTGCCTCCAAAAGCCAAAAGTAAGAGAGCGCAGGCATGGCACCTACGCTCTCTGGAAGGTATCGGAGCGCGAGAAAGCCGACAGCAGGGGATAAGTGCTGCCGGCCTTGATCTCGCGTGTGGCTCACGCCTATACTCCGATGTTTGCAGTATATACTCCAAGCAATATACAAATCTAGGACATTTCAGGACATTATAGGACAGTTCAGGACAAACTTTTGAAAGAATTTCTCACGAAGCCCTCCTATTCGCCGATGCAGGCATGGAAAGCCGCTTCGTAAATGCCTCCGCAAAGGCCCGGACTTCCTTCGGTGCCGAGCAGTCACCAAAGCCGTACAGCTGTCGTATTTTGAAATCCGACATATCGACTTCCATCGTGAAAAACGGCTTGTCTCGGTCCTCAACCTTCCGGACAAAGAAGATCATGCGTGTACCGGCGATATGGTTTTGGTAGTAATGGTGGCCGCCTACACAGTGGTTCAAAGACTGCCCCTCCTTGATGAGGTCGGCTCTCTCCTGCGGGAGAACGATACAGAAGCCGTTGCGCTCATATTCACGGACGCTCAGAGCATCATAGAGGGATTTGATAGCCTCTTGGAATTCCTGCTGTTCACGCTCTGCGACCACCTTTTTCTGCCTTTCAACGAGGACAGCATGAGCAGCCATGCAATCATCGGGAAATCTGACGGACTTATGGGAGAGGTCGATTTGGAAAGATTGGGACATTTTGATGTAATCCCGGTATTGTGTCATGATGTGGACGGCGGTCACCTTCGGATGCAATTCCTTCTGTTTGGAGAAATAGCGGGCGAACTTTCCAAAAGACATAGTTTTCAGCAGATCCAAAACGATGTCGGTATTATAGCCCTGAACACCCAGCTTCCGGTATGCCTCCATCTCTTCGCGTGTGACCCATTGTCCATAGCCCTTTATGACCCGATGTTCAAATGGATCAATGTCCATTTCCTGATACAGAGGCAGGAGCTGCTTGTTGACGCCCAGCACAGAGCTGAAAGACGGCTTTTGTCCACGGAGATCATAATTCAGACTGCTCACATTCGCCGCCATGTTGTGCAGGCCCAGCTTAAACAGATACTCAGCAACTTCCTTGTGCTTGAGGTTGTTGAGTAGTACGGCAAAAGCTATCTCTCGGTGTGTTCCATGAAGCGCAGCTTTGAGATTGACGTTGTAATACCTCTCCCCGAAAACATCATCCAGATTGTCGGTGTAAACGTATGTGGAGTCATAGCAATAATCGCCCAGATGCCCTCTGTACCAATCTGTCGTGTAGTAATAAGGGATCGGCATGAGCTTATAGAAATAGGTCTTGTCGCCGGCAGGAGTGTGCAGATGGAGATTGTAGGCGTAATCGTCTATCTTATATTTCTGCTCAAACTCAGGTGCGGCATAGGTACGAACGACCTTCGACCACCGGATCAGCAGCTGCCCGTCTACTTTGGAAGCAATGCAGATCTTCGCCTTGTCCGTCACATCGCCTTTGAACCACATGGCCCGGTAAACGGCACTGGCACCACATTCTGGGCAGGTAGTCGGCTTGCCAGACTTTGCATCGGCAGGAGCCTCGAAATGCTTCCGGCAACGGCTGCAGAGCGCATCCCGCTTGCCCTTCCTGTCTTTCTTGGAGAAGAACACATAGGCATGGTCAAAGACCTGTTCGTTGCAGTATTCCTCAATATTGCCCGGCAGCTCCGGGAACATGGCGAAGTGCTGTTTCTGCAGCTCATACCGGCTGTGCTCCGCCTTTTCTCTTGCCTCGCTTCTCCGCTCAGCGCAGAAGTAGTGGACGGCGCTGTTGAGATCATGGGTGCGTTGGTTCAGAAATTCATTTGCCAGCTGCAAATCATCAGCAGAGCCGCCGACGGAAGAATAGCCGATGAGTCCATTCGGGCTGTTTTCCCGCCATGTGTCAGCGGGCCATTCCTGACAGGAAATAAAGTTCTTTCCATCCGAGAAAAAGCGGAAGACAAATGCCCGGGTTGACCGTTTGAAAAAGTCTACAATCAAGATCTCACCGGAGCGGGGAAGATTCACCTTCCGTGCGGTGGCATGATATTCATGAGTGGATATCTTCGCAGGGCATTCAGGCGCCGAGACGGTGGCCAATTCTTTTTTTATCAGCATGATGCCCCTCCATCAGAAAATAGAAAGCTGGATAAAATCGGACGATTGCGGCTGCTCTTTGCTCTTCTTGGGAGCCTTGGCGGGCTTGGGTGCCGGTGTAGGCTTGGGCCGTGCGACCTTCTCCGGCGGGGCTGCTGCGGGCTTGGTGGGCTGTGCGGCCTTTGCCGGTTTCTTCGCGGCCTGTTTCTTCGGCTCGGGCTTCTTGACATCCCGGCTCATTTCTTCCTCAGAGGGTGCGTCTCCTGTCAGGCTGATGGTCATATGGAACTCGATGTCAGAGTTCGGGAAATAGTGCCGGACGGCCCCTCTGTACACATCGATGTCAGAAATAGAGTTACCGCAGCCCTTCATGATCGCCGCGCAGCAATCCGAGAGTGTGCGCTTGGTCTTATAAACCACTTCGGCAAACCGCCGATCCTGCTCGCAGAAATGGGTCAGAGTGGATGCGACATGGTCTTTGACGGCCATTCCGTACCGGTCACCCTTGAAGTCTTTGAGTTCGGCGGCGATCTTCTCCACCGCCAATTTTGTGTAGTCCTGCTTCGAGGTTATATCAATGACGTTGTTCATAGAGGCTCCTTTCAGAAAAACATGAGCTGACCATATTTGTTTGTGATCGGCTCCTGTTCCGGTTCAACCGGCTTTTGTTCCGGGATTTCTTCCTTCTGTTCCGGATCTTCGGTCTTATGTTCCGCTTCCGGAAGTGAAGGAATGTCTTGTGTTGTTGGCATGGAATGAAAGAACGAATCCATCTGGAATGCCAGCCGCCGATAGTGCCATACATCCCGGAAATAGAATGGCGTATACCAGACATGCTCTCCGGGGACAGGGATCAGGCCGCGGCTGTCAATGCTCGTGGAGGGATTGGTGAGGGTATTGGCTATGACCACATAGCCGGGGCAGCCGAGCAAACTCAGCTGGATGTAGCACATACAACCGACAATCATGTCGATGTCCTGCGCCACGAACAGTACGGAAGTCTGGTAGTTGATATCCCGGCCGGGGCGGCGGCACTCATTCGCAAAGGCGATCAGCAGCGCACCCGCTCCGCAGGCCGGGTCATTCACAGACACCCATCCTTGCTCCGAGATTTTCTGCTCCAGAGTTTCGTCAAAGGACATGGCTGCCATGGCTCGGCAAACCGAATATGGTGTGAAGAATTGACCCGCATGGTCATTGCCCAGCTCCAAAGCCATGTACAGCTCGCCGAGGAAATCTTGGTCAGGGTTTACATCCATGCCGGTGACGATCTCCGCAAACATCATGGCGAAACAATCCAATTCCTTTTGGTTGTACTTACTGGCCAGAGAAAGATAGGTCTTTTCTCTGGCCTCGGCGTGGCTCTTATCCACGGTGTTGGAAATGCTGATCGCAGCCATGACCACAAAATCTGCCCACACGCTCCACCGGTTATGGCGGGAGCTGGCTTCGTTGAAAAGCCGGACAAGATTCTTCTGTCGGCTGTCTCTCAGGTGGCGGGCATCGCTTTTTGCCATTACATCAGCTCCCTGGCACGTATCTTGGGTGTGTATTTCTTGACCTTCGGGACAAACCGGAAATAGCTTGGGTTTCCGGTCTCCCGACACGGGGCAACAGTAACAGTGACGGTGTACTTCCCGCCATGCCGGTCAAAGCAGAGGAATTTTTCCCGCTCGTAGACATCCCGGGCATAGTAAGGAACTTCCCACCGCAGGTACAGCCTTCCGAATTGCGGATGGTCAAAAAGGGGAAGCCCACGGTACATGTCATAATCGGGCATCAAAAAGCCATCCTGATAATTGGTGTAGTTTTCAGGAATGGCATAGTCCCACATCTCCGTCTCCGGGATGCAAATAGTGATTGCGGAATACTCAGCCATGAGAGCTTCCTGACTGCGAGTTATTGCGGCGAAAATCGCCGCATAATCTCGTTGCTTCTTCATGAGTGCCCGCCTCCCTCAGCTGATCAGCTCGATGACATCATCAGTGGTCAGCTCATTGTTCATGAACTGCTTGACAACGACCAGCGCAGTGAAGTCACCGTCCACACGGTTGACGATCTCTCTGATAACTGCCCGGGCATATGCCGGGGTGCATTCTCCGTAATACATAGCGATCATTTGTCCTCCTTATCCGTCTACGATTTCCTGAAGCTGTTCCTTGAGGCTTTCCACATCAATCAGATCCAGCTCTCCCGTGATATTTTCCATGGTGTCGATATATTCCTGCATCTGTTCGCCGCGCTCACTCTCCTGCAGGCTCTCGGGCATATTGTCGAAAGCTTCCTGCTCATCGTCTCTGACGGCAGCCAACTGCTCTCTGATTTGCTCACGGAGGGCGTCCAACTCTTCCAACTTGGCCACGATGTTGGCCAGCTCCTTGCGTCTTGCTTTGTTCATGTTGCGATCTCCTTCCCTATATTAGGTGGGCCGGATGACCGGCCCATTGTGGTTTACTTGAATTCGTGGATCAGGGTTCTGAAGTGGAAGCACTGGATGTTGTAACCGCCTGCGCCGATTGTTTCAATTCTGGCTTTGCCCTCGGTTCCAACGATGTAGCCCTCGATGTCTCCCTTCGGGCCGATGCTCAAGTATGCGGCATCAGTGATTGTTCCGACAACCTTATTGATCCGGGTCATCAAGTCGATGAGCTTATCTCGCTTTTCCTCTTCCATTGCCTCATTGAGCCACTCTGCTCTCTCATCGGCATCTCTGAAATCGCACATTCTGAAGATTACGCCGTCGCCGAAGTTCCGGAGCTTCTTCTGGATCTGGTTGTATCCGAGATCTCGTTCTTCGAGGAATTTTTCTACTGCTTTTCTGGGCCAGAGATTGTGAAGGTCATAATCGCTGGGCTCGCGATCTTTGTAAATTTCGCGGTATCTCTCCAATTCAGGGAGGGTTCTCAGGGCTTCGCGTCTGGCTTCCAACTCTTTCTGCCGGAGGTCTTTGCCAAGCTCTTTGAAGCGGATGTATTTGTCCGTGTAGTAAGCGATTGCGTTCCGCTTCCAGTTTTCGAGGAAAACCTTGAGGACTTCGGGGGCGTTTGCTTCGAGGTATTCGTCCTGGCTGATTCTCTCGGTGAGTTTACTCTGCCAGTTTTCGAGGATCCGGCGGGCATCTTCGAGCTTTTCGGTGGCACCCTTGATGTCATCCCGCTTGTAGTGGATGTCATATTCATCAGCGCCCTTGGCAATCATCTTGGCCAGCTGATCGCGGTGTTTTTTGAGTGTGGCTTCGCGCTTTGCGACCTTGCTTTCAGCATTGATAACCTTGAGCTTGAGTTCTTCCTGTTTCATTGTATTATCTCCTTTTCTGACCAGTGATTGGATGTGTGGGCCGATTTCCCGGCCCGTGTGGTTAATTCTCTCTTGCGTACTTCCGGGCAGCTGCCAAGGTCTTGAAACTCTCGAACATCAGCTCGTCATCGTTGACGGTGTAGAAAACATAAGTTCTGCCCTTGGGCTCCATGGTCAACTCATCGATCTTGCGATCTTCTTCACGGCAGATGATGTAACCGTTCACGGTTTCGAGCTGTTCACACTTAACGCATCGAGTCATTTTGTTTACCTCCGTTGCTTTATCTTATGGCCTGATTATAAACCAAACAGTTTACTTTGTCAACCGTTTAGTATAAACTTTTTCGGATATTTTCGAAAATTTCTATTTGACAAACTAAACCATTCGGTTTACAATGTGCATGTAAGGAGGTGAGCGCATGGAAGCTCGACAGTTGGTTGAAATGGCACTCGCATATAAAGGGATGTCAAATGCAGCACTCGCAAGGGAACTCGGCTGGTCTCCACAGCTTCTCAACAAACGTTTGACCACGGGTAAATTTACGGTAGAGGAATGGGAGAAGATTGGACAGGCCATCGGTGCAGAAACCGGCATTGTTTCGTTCCGGTTCCAAGATGGTACTGTGATCGCTGGAAAATAATAATATGTGAAGATAAACCAAGGGCGACCCTTTTCGGGGCCGCCCTTTTGCTATGTCTGGTTCATGGCGGCATTGAATGCCTGTATCGCTGCAGTGGCTGCATCGCAAACAGCGCGTGCCACCCTTCCGAGGGCCTCCGCTGCTTTCGTGGCGGCATCTGTGAAGGAAGCCACCACCGTCTGTGCAAGCGGTAAAATACGGATCACATAGCCATATCCTTCCGCATAGGAGAAGCCATCCTCCAAGACCTCGTCAGCGATCTCATTCGCACTGTTCCGGCAGTAGCCCTTCGCCATGAGTAACTTTACAAATCGTTTCCGTGTCATGCTTCTACCTCAAATGATAAACAATCCATCGGTGACGGTGTCTTTGCACTCCCGGCAGAGGTGGCGATCTATCAACGCCAGACCTTTGTTCTGAGGGATGTTTTGCCGCGCCAACTCATCGATGTGCTTTCCCGGGTTTTCTCCCGGCACACATTGTGCATAGCAGGTCAAAGTGTAGAACACATCGGTGATCTGTTTGCCGCACTTATCGCAAGTACAAGTGGTTGTGATCATATTTCTATATTTCCACCTTTCTGATGCTCTCCAAAGCCTTGCCGTGGAGGCGGGTGACAGCCCGGATGGTGCTTTCGTCATCATCGTGGTACATCCGGAGGGCAACATCTCGCCAAGGCATATGCTTGATACCATCCGGTTCGATGTATCGGTTCCATAGAACCTCCTGCTCCATCAGGTCATCCAGAGATTTGATAGCCTTCCGGATTGCATCCATCTCTGCCAGATTGGCTTCGAGTTCTGCGGTTATTTCATCTTCATATGTAATGCGCTTTATGACGGCATTTCCCATACGGTCGCTGGCTCCCGGTTGGTGGCTGGAACCATCGCTTTCCCGCATAGCAGGGAACTGCTCGTTGCTTTTCATTCTGGCGATACGCTCAAGATGATTTGTAGTTTGCGCTTTTAATGATAAGAATCTGGAAAGTCGTTTCTTCGTCATCGGTTCCAAGAGCATATCCTCCAATTAAGTATTTGCTATGGACCACATTGGCCATTGTCAGACGCCAATCTCTTCGCCCAACGGCGTTCCTTGTCTTGGTAATTCCTCTCCAACAATTGGAGATCTTCCTCATATCCAACAGAGGCCATGCCAAGCACAACATCGGCGAACTCTTCCAACAAGGCCGCGCGTGCGCTTGCATAGTCAACCGGAGTCGGATTATTGGGGACTAGCGTCCGCCTCATTTTCAAAGCTGCATGGGCAAGCTCTGTGGCCTCTTCGGCCAATGTGGCCAGCCGTTCATCCTCCGGCACTTTTGACCGGATAAATTCCATCAACACTGTGTTTTCTTCCATGGTCAATCTCCGTATCTGACATCCCAAGGCACGAACAGTTCCGGGCCGACGATCTCTTTTAGGCGCCGGTCAATAACCTCTGTGGAATAGACCAGATCTTCGTCATCCTTGCCGTCCTCATTCAGGAGGCGGTTCATCTCCCGGAAATTCTTGGTATAAGCATCGAAGAACGCCTTTACACGACCCGGCCCCATCCGGAACACTTCGCTGGCGGCAAAGAATGCCGCATCCAAACTCATCTGCAGGCCGATGGAGTGTTTGAGCTCATATTCTGCCTGCAATTCATTTCTGACCTTGGCTTCGAGTTTTGCCAACATTGCATTGGGCTTCGGCATTGTTAAACCTCCAATTCAGAATCTTGTTCTTTGTACACTTCATATTTGCGGTTCAAGCCATTGCAAACCTTGCTGACCAAACTACGAAAGCTGCCCTCACTCCGGCCCATCGCCGCAGCGCACTCAGCTGCGTTTCCGGAGCAGATCAGCTCATCCGTTTTCCGTAGGTAAACCGCATAATAGGTTGTTTTCTGTCTCGCCATCATCAGACCTCCGTTCCTCTGTTTCGATTTCACCGCCGCAGGCGGCATACCCGGCAAGGTCAATCCAATTGTCATCCTTGGCATGACCGGAGGCAATCCGGGCGATTTTCAGCAAAGCCAGCATGGCAGCAACGTCAGTGGAGCATACCTCATAGCCAAGGTAAGCTGTCCAGAAATCCGCAATGACGCGGAAGTTGTTTTCAGGGGAGCCATAATCCTGCTCCCGATCACCGCATACACAGCGCTTGGCTGCATCCAGAATTTCAGTTCGTTTCATAATTTAACCTCCTTCGGCATCGGCGTGTACCGCTTGCAGCCTCTGGTTGTTCTTGCGCGTACTGCAGACGCTTTGCCCCTGTTCGGGCGGCTTTTCAAAAGGTCTTCGTTTGTACACTCCACATAGCACGGCGATTTGCCGAAATGCAGGCCATGTTTCGCAAAAAAACAGCTGCCACATTTGCCGGTCAGGTCTGTTGGCGGCTTCTCCTTTTGGATCTTCACCGTCACGCCGTTGGCAATGAGGTGGTCGGCAATAAAAACTGCTGCTTCACTTGCAGGCCACTGCGAACATCCATCACATAGCTTGGTGTCCTGTTGCATTAGTAACTCAATCAGTTTTTCTCTTTCGGTCATCCCGTTACCACCTTCCAAATCAGTATCGCCCACAAGGCATCAGAGATAGAGAACAAAGCCCACATTATGAAGCCATCGTTATTAATTTCGTCTGTTTTTGCTCTGGCTACGGTTGCCAAAAAAACGATTAAGTATAGCAAGCTCACCCCTCACCCCTCCTTACAAATATCCACGATTTTTCTTTTTTGCCTCGATATTGCTCAAAACGTCCTGCAGATCAAACGCCTCAATGTGGCACTTCCAATGGTCTGCTCCATGTTGGCGGAAAATACAATTCTGGCATCCGACTTGTTCTCTGCAATAAGCTGCAATCACTTTCGCCGATTCCAATGCTTTCTTACTGCTAATTGCCATCCATCACCCCTCCATCTTGCAGCCACAATGGCAGTACGGTTCTTTGAACTGTTCTGTTCTGCCGCATTCTGAGCAACGCCAGCTATGCAAAACCGGAAAATCAAGGTTCCAAACGCTCTCTACAAATGGTTCCCACCGCCCCTTCGGTCTCAGGCTTTCCGGGTCGATGGTGGGGGCTTCATCAAAGCACTTTTTCAGCCAGTCCCTATCTTGTGCACCATCGTATATATCTTGCTTTTCATATTCTGCATAATATCGGTCAATGGCTGCATCGTAATTGATCAGCCGAACTTCATTTGCCATCGTCCTCCATCCTTTCTTCCATCTGCTTCAAAGCCATGAAGCAAATAACCTCTGCTTCGGTATCCGCCAGAGTATAGCCCTTTTCAAAACCGGGGCCACGCCGCATCCGGTAATAGTTCGCCATATTTGCGGAGATGATATGCCATGCTTCCATGGGTGTCATTCCCCGGCACCTCCCGTTATCAGCTCCGCCATCGGCAGCGTCTCGATCCACCGGCAGAACTCCCGCCACTCAGGCAGCCGGTGTGTGCGGCGTTGAGCATAGATGGTCTTGAGCTGGCGGTAATTCGTGGTCATACCGGCGGTCAGCTTAAAGCCGCAGGGATTGGACATCAGCAACCGCAGGTAGTCCTCCGGGTCTTTTGTCTCGTTATACCGGTCACGCAGCTCCTTCACGATCTCGATGATCCTGGGGTCCACATGCTCGTCATACTGCTTATCAAGGTCAAACTGTGCGATCCGGTGCATGGTGGACTGGCTGGAAACGAAATCCAAGAAGTGATACCGCTCGGCCTCCGTCCAGGCTTTGACGGTATAGGTCAGGTCGAATTGCACCAGCACGCCATTGAGCCAATTATCATGCCCGGTGCCTTTTTCACACTGTGCCAGCTTCCAAACGCCGGGAACCATGCGGTCGTTCAAATGCTCAGTATCTGTTGCCATGGGGTATTTTGCCCGCCTAACGCTTTCATGTAAGCCATAGACAATCGTATTGGTGATATGACCGAAGTCTTTCACATAAATCTCGCTCATTTGCTCTCCATCCTCCTTGTCGGAATGCCGTACTTCCTGCAGATAGGCTCGCGGAATTTGTCCCACGCATTAGCCGCTTCTCTCAGGGAAGTATTACCCTCAAACACTTTGTCTGGCCCGTCCTGCTCCTGCGCTTCGACCACAAACTTGTAGCTGTTTGCGCCTCTGGCGATTGCTCTGATCGTATCGCAGTCAACATCCAACACCTCGGAACAATACCGGGCTGTCCCCACCGCCAGCAACTTACCCGTGATTTTGTCGTAGACTTCATACTGTTTCGGCTTTGCCATACTTCATTGCTCCTTCACCGATTGATACACTGGAATTCCGTATGCCTTGCGGATAGGCTCCATAAAGGCGTCCCACGCATTCGCTGCCTCCAGCAGCTCCGGATGCGGTGCCTTTGTTTGACTTTCGTCCAGAATCTCTTCGATCCGGTATTTGCTGTTCCCTGCGGTTTGAGAGCGATATAACGCATCTCGAAAGCCGTAGATTGATATATTCAGAACCGCAGCACACTGCCTCGCGGTTCCATCAACGATGAAATTCCCGGTTTGCCTGCTGCAAACTCTATACTGTTTCTGAGGTCGCATTTTCTATCCCTCCGATAATCCAAGAAGCCAATCAGCGGACACGCCATAGGCTTTGCATATTGCAAATAGGACTTGTCCGCTTGGCCCACGTTTTCCATTTTCATATTGGCTGATCATGCCAAAAGAGACGCCAGCCTGTGCAGCGAACTTTTTGCTGCCCATGTGCAGGATCTCCGTCCGGAGATGTTTCAGCCGACGCCCGAACTTGGCAATGTCGAACTGTTCAGGCATCGGCGTCACCCCTTCTTGTTGAGGGCTGCTTCGGCTTCCTCATAGGTGCCGAAGACCACCTTGCCCCATTCACCGCGGCACACGTTCTTGAGCCTCACTACAAGGGCCATGTCAGAGCTGATGTAATACATCTCACAGATAACTCCGCTCACGATGCGTCTGCCGCCGCCAGAGAGCCGCCGGATGGCGTATGCCGTATCGCCAATCTTACAGGGCAGGGGAGCGGGCTTATCCTGCGCTTTGAGGGCTTCAATGGCCATTTCAAAGGCTGCGGCATAGCTTATGGGATATTCCCATTCGACCTCTGCAACGGCGAGTTCGATAATGTTAATGGCTTCCGCTGTAGTCATACGGGTGTGCCTCCTTCCATCATCTCCAAACACTTGCGGTAGTTCTCGCCAAGTGCCACAAAGGCAGCTTCGTCACCGCCAGCGTCAGGGTGCATACCCTTTGCCATGCGCTTGTACTGCGCTTTGACTTCCTCTGCGGTTTTGGGTCTCTCAATAAAGCCGAGGCCAGCGAAGCAAGGCTCCAAGGGCTTCGCTGCCGGCAGATACTTCATTCCGGCAGCCCATGTGGAAAGGTCATAGATTCCGCGCTCGACCATCCGAGCCAAATCTTCAAGGGACAAAACCACCTGAGCGAACACATCAGAGCCGTACCGGATGTTTACGCCGTGGGCCTTGGCATTTTCAACGCTGTGGGAGAAGCGATATGCCTGGCCCTTATATACGAAAGAAACCCAACACTCGAACCGGCTCCAATCGTAGTCATACTGCTCCACACCGAGGCGAGCCATGACCTTCTCCAGCTTCGCTTCATAGGTGGCAGGTTCCGCATACTGTTTTGCCATTTCATCAACTCCGTCACTTTCAAAAAATTCTCATTTGTTCATCTGTGTCCATCTTCGTTATGGTGATCTCTACCCTGGGGTTGGTAGGATCGTGAAGGACACGGCTGCCATCATGGGCGACCACGATCCGGCTGTTATCGTCTGCGAGGATCTTGCAATCGACCAACAAATCATCGATGGCTGCCAACAGGTTCAGGCTGTCCACCTTCCGGAGTGTCTTCATGTAGAACAGGCATTTGACATTCACCGGGCATTCGATGGGCTTCGGGGGAACAGGGCGGAGCTGCCATTTGGCAAGCTCAGTGAAGCTATCATGGGCGGTACCCTGTCTGATCCACTGCTTTTCATGCTTCCGGCATACAGGGCAGCGCTTCCCGGCGCCGGCGATCTTCTGATGGTTTTTCTTCGTTCGGGGATCTCCCTTGATGGTGTAACGAATTTCCGCCATTAGATCGTCACCGCCTGTCTCAGCCGGTAGTTACGGCTCCGGTCTTTGTCCATGCTGAAACCATTTGCTCCGGCCTTTTCCAGAATCCGCCCGCCAGTGGCTTCGTCGATATCGAGCAATTCATCCCCTGACAATTCCGTGGAGATAATGGTCAAGAGATCCGGATTGCAGTACCGGTAGTTCAGGATCTCAAAGGCGGTGCTGATATCCGCCGAGGATGGGCGCTGCGTCTGGTTGTCTCTTTCCTTGCCGGTCTTGAAGAGATCATCGATATACAGCACATCAGCATTCTTGAAGCGGTTTATCATCGGCTCTCGTTGCTCCGGATCGTTGGCAACGCCTTTCAGCTTTGCGATGTCATCCCGCCAGAGCATATACACGACACGCTTGCCGCCAAGCAGGAACTCCCGGCAGATGGCGGTGCATAGATGTGTCTTGCCGGCGCCGCTCTGGCCACCGATGAAGAACCATCCAGCCGGGCTTTTGGAATAGGCCACAGCTGCAGATTTCAAAGCCTGCTGCCATGGCTGGGTGTCCTCAAACTTGTCGAAAGTATAGTCAGAGATGATATTCTTCAGACCGCTGCGCTTCATACGCATAATAGAGTTGCGGACGTCCACGCACTTGCAGTCTGCAAAACAGTGTGTGTATGAGCCATTCGGGTTCTCCACAAGTTTGGCGATAGTGCCCTTGTTCAAGCAGATTTTGCAATTATAGCCATCCTCTTCATTCCTGTTGCCGACTGTTTTGTTCCAGTCATCAACACGATACTGCTCATAATCCTTTTCTGACATCTGCTCATATGTAATTCCCATACCGGCGTGCGCTGCCAGTATTTCCGTTATTCTGTGCATTGGCATTGCTACCAGTCCTTTCTGTCTGTTTTCCGTTTAAGTAGCCCTCGAACTTTGGACCAAACAAGGTCTCAGGTCTTAAATACTTTTCAAATTCTGTGCCGATCCATTCCTTGCTCTTCTTATCGATGACGGTTTTGAAATCATCCAGGGAGAAGCCATCTTTAAGTCTGGCATGGATCGCTGTCTGAGTTTTGGAAGAAGTATGCCTATACTTCGTCCCGGCCTTTTCATTTAAGTACGAAACAACGGCCTTGTATGTCTCCGTATAGTCTTCTTTCTCCGGAGCAGGCGGTAGACCATCTGGTAGACCATTCGGTAGACCGTCAGGCGGGTCTACTGGCTCTTCATCTGCTGCAGAATCTAAGGCGGCTTTTTGCTTTGCACGCCATTTAGCCTGCTTTGCGTTCCGCTTTTCCCGGATCTCCTGAAGCCGTGCCTCATTTTGGTACATGGCCCAATTCGCCAAGACATACACGCCTTCGATTATTTCAACCATGCCTTCGTCGATGTAAAAAGGCATGCACAGCTCGAGATCTTCCGTATCTCGGTCAATCTGGGTTGCGATGTCTTCCAGACTTTCATACGGCATCCCTCTGCTGTTGATGAAAGCACCGGCATGGTTGCATCTTCCGGCAAAGTCCATCAGTTCAAACCATATGGCGGTCAGCTTGTCCCGGCAGAGTTCCCCACCAATTCTGGCACGTTTGATTTTTTTGAGGCTTTCGCCATCGAACATGCCGACCTTGAGTTTTATCCATTTCACATCTTCTGCCATGGTGTCACCTCACTTACCAGCGGAGGGTAGCCGTGAGGCCACCCGTCCGCCGCTTTTTTATTCCTCTTCTGTTTCTTCCTCGGTGTCAGAATCATATTCAGGGGCGCCGTAGAAGTCATCGAACCGATTGCCCGGCTCTTCCGCATCCTCAGCATCCAGATCATCGTCCAAATCTTCGTCCTCATCATCCAGATTTTCGTCAGAATTAGGACGGAAGGAGGAAATGTTGGTGGCGAAAAAAGCATGGACATAGGCCGCGTGGATCTTCTTCGCATGACCCTTGATTTTGTTCATGAGCTTCTCATCAATCACGAGCCGGCTGTTCGTCTGGATCTCCAAGCCGTCCAGTTTGAAGATGAACCGAAGGACACTGTCCTGACTGGACATGCTGGCATCCGTGGTATCATAAAGCGCCATCTGGGCATCCGGTGCCTGATTCTGCGTGACGGTCAGTGTGATCGGATACTTGTTCTTGTCCATGACATGCAGCAGGCTATTTTCTGCCAAGACTTCTGCCAGCTTGTCTTCCAAAATCCGGACACCGGTGTAGTAATTCTTTCCCATTGATGTTTTCCTTTCCGGCGGTGGCAAGCACCGCCATATCGCAAATTATTTGTCTATCAATCTCGGATCAGAACGGAAGCTCAGAATCTTCCTCATCGACTTCCGCATAATCTTCCTGCGGTGCAGCATAATTGTTTTGTGCAGGGTAGGCAGGGGAGGCGTTGCCTCCATCCTGCCGGCTGTCTGCAAAATAGATGTTGTCAGCCACGACCTCAGCGGACCGGCGTTTGTTGCCGTCCTTATCCTCCCAAAGTCGAATCTGCAGCCGGCCGGAGACCACTGCCATGCGACCTTTGGAGAAATACTTCGCAGCAAATTCCGCGGTGGATCTCCATGCGGTGACATCGATGAAATCAGTCTCTTTCTCCTGCCCCTTGCCGCTGAAATCCCGGTCAACAGCCAAGGTGAATGACGCCACGGCGATACCAGCGCCGGTTCGTCTCAACTCGGGATCTCGCGTGAGGCGTCCCATGAGAACGATATGGTTGAGCATTTAGATCACCCCTTATCGTTGAAGAAAGCCGCTGTAGGGTCAACTTCGCCAGTAGGGGCTGCGCCAACGACTTCTCCGGTCTCAGGATCGACGTCAATGACATTGGGGTCACTGTCCGGGGTGAACTCTTCGGAATTATCCACATAATCCACAGTGCCATCCTCATTGATTGCTGCCATGTCCTTATCGATGGCGTTCTGCAGGTCAATGGACATGATGCCCCATTTGGAAATCAGCTGGCGGAGCATGGTCTTGTATGCCATGCCGTCAAAGTCCTTGTACCAGAAGGAGGAATACTTCCACATGTCCTTCTCGGGGATTTTCCCATCAAGGAGATCCTGATACTTGGCGGCGCTGAATGCCATACTGTACTTGTCGGCATGTGCCATCATCTTTTCCCGGCTCCAATACATAGCCTTGCGGAAACCATTATTGTATTCGAACATGGCGTAGTAGCCGATAGTCGGCGTTGCCTCACGCTCGGTATCATCCTGAATTAGATTGACTTCGATGTCCTCATTCAAAGGGTCGAAGCGGATCAGCTCACCGGCCTTGATAGCCAGGACATTCAGTTTCTTGTACTGACCGGACCGGATTGCCAGCTGGATATAACCCTTATAGCCAAGCTGGAACTGTGCCACGGTTTTCTCCGGGGAGATCATATTGCCGTTCCGGTCGTATTTGGCCTTCTGCTTGAACGGAACCATGTAATACTGTCCCAGCTGCGGAGAAGGGGAGAGCTTCAGGCTTTCGCCGAGCATTGCCGCAGACAAGATGGTGCTGTGGTCACACGCTGCAAGCGCCTGATTGTTGCTGACTGCGGAAATGATGGATGTAATGAACCGCTGTCCATCCTTACCACCGACCATGTTGTTGATACGGTTCTTGATAGCATCAGAAGTCAGAAATGCGCTGAATGTCTGAGGCTTACCGGGTTTGTTCTTCACCAAAGAATTGTTTACTGCCATTTGTTATCCCTCCAAATGAAATGATTTTTATATTAAACTCGTTCCGGCTCGATGCCGTTTTTCCTCATGTAATCGCCCAGCATATTCAACTGTGCAGCCGTCACATGGATGCGGAACACTACGGTCAAGATCTCTTCATCCGGTCTGACAGGTGCCGCGCTTTCGACTGCGGGCTTTGTTTCCTGAACCGGCACACTTTTCGCTTCCGGTGTTTTCGCCGCCTGCGCGGCCTCCTGAGCCGCCTTGAACCGGGCAAGCTCTTCTCGCTGCTTCTCGATGCGTTCCCGCTCCGCCAGAGCTGCGGCAAGGTCGAAGTTCTGGAGGAACACGCTCTTGACCTGCTCTGCAATGTCCGGGGCAAGGTTCAGGGTATCAATGGAAGAAAGACCAGATTCGACCCGGTCAATGATGCGACCCATTTCCTCGGAAATGGCGCTCATGCTTTTGGTCACATTCAGCCATTTGGGATCATGAAGCCGTTCATAAGGCACCAGCTCGGCGAGGTTGCCGATCATGGCGGCATACATCTCCTTGACCTTCTCCTGCTTTTTCTTCTTCTGGAATTCCTCGTAACCCTTGACCTGAGTATCGATTTCGCCGCAGACTTCCTTGATCATGGAAATCAGCTCCTTGGCTTCCTTCTCGAAATCCTCATAAGGCTGCAGGTACAGAGCCTTCATTTCCTTGCGCTTGGTGTCGATAGCCGTCACCAGCTTGTTCAGAGTGGCCCGGTCTTTCTTGGCCTGCGGGATCATGCCCTCGGTATAAACAACGCCTTTGTAGGCTTGCAAGCCGTCTTCGACCCATTGCTTTACCTCGGGATAATTCCATTGAATTGTGGGAAGGGGTTGCCCCTGTGTGGGGTTATAAATCTCAATCTGCATCTGTCTCGATGTCCTCCTTTTTGTCGGTGTCCTCTGTTTGAATATCAGTTGAAGAACGCTGCGAACATGTCATTGGGAGGTGTCGCAGGTTCTGTGATGTGCCGGAGCTTATCCCGGCTGAGCCATTTCGGCAGCTCGCTCTCGGGTACGTCAATCCGGGCGACACGGGCTTCGGTATCGCCGCTGATCGTGGGCACCTTTACGATGTCGCCCTCCTGCAACGCCACATCGGCAATGTAGGTGTACAGCCGGCCTCCATAGCCGTCAGTGTGGCTGTTCTTGAACTGCACTTGGACTAGATCTGTCATCTGTTATTGCTCCTTTCAAATTTCCGGGAGTATCAGGGGCGGCTCGCGATCTTTCACAACGTATTCCGTCCAGAACTTGACCTCTTCCGCCTCCAGATAGTCGATACTCTCTTGGTGGTCTGTCCTTTCGATTATGTAGGTGCGGCGCTCACTGCGGATGTCGCCGCGGTATTCGTATTTGAGCTGGGCATGAAGCACACCAAAATCAAATCCGGTGGAAAGCAGCTGGTGCAAAACCTGAATGTAATACTGCTGTGGGATGCAGGGCTTGCCGTCTTTCCACCATTTTTCCTTGTCCATGCTCCGCAGGATGGTGGTTGTTTTGATTTCGAGGACACCCTTCCGCCCGGTCTTCAGCTCTGTCAATCTGCCATCCAGTGTGGCAAAGATGAACTTGTGCTTCGGGTGGAATACCATGTCAAAAGCGCCCAGGTATTCGGTCTTGTACCGGTCTGCATAATCCAGAGCGAACAGCCCTCGGATCAGCGGCTCGGCATCATGGCCATACCGGACAGCCTCGTTGTTGGAGATGTCTGGCGCTGTGGCTCTGCCGGTTTTCCGCTTCCATAACTCGGTGTTGGAACACCATGGGGATTGTCCGATGACAGCAGCCGCCTCAGATCCGCCGATGCCTGATAATCTGACTTTCAGCCATTCGGCCTCGGTCTGCGGGATCTGGACGTTATTCGTCATCATCCTCAGCCCTTTCCAAATCCGGGTCGTAATACCAGCCCTTCTTTACGGCTGCGATTGCAAGCCAGACCCAGCAGCCCATGCAGACGATGAACGGCGTCCATGTTTCGCAGTCTATCGTTGTCAGCGACACCCAGAACAGCCCAAAGACTATCCATGTCACAAAATTAAGAATTTTTGCCACGCTTTATGCTCCTTTCAAGCCCTCGGCGATACTCAACACCGACTGGCTGTATTCGTTTGAGTAAATCCCATGAGAAAACCAATACGCATTGGCTCCGGACAATCCTGCATTGTAGACCATCAGCGCCATGGACACGGTCTCATGCTCCGCAAGCAGCTCTGCCAGGATATCCACACCCACGGTCACATTCTGCCAAGGGTCGAAGAGATCAGAACATTCCAGCCGGGCCATGCGCTCCTGATGCCATCTCGGCTGTATCTGCATCAGGCCATGGGAATTGCCGTTGTCCCCGGAAGCAGCTGCATTGAAATCGGACTCATGCTCGATCACGGCCAAGACCAGCTCCGGTTCGATCTGATACTGTTCGCACAGCTGAACGATGTAGCTCTGCAGCTCGGCATCCAACGGAACGGGGTAGGGAGGATCTACTTCAACAGGCTGTAAAGCTTCCTCCGCTACCGGCTCCGCTTCCACGATTTCCGGTTCGACAACTGCCGGCGCCGGTTCCTTCACTTCCTCACCTGTCACAGGAAGAATGACCTCGACGGGCTTCAGCTCCACGGTCATGGTGATCGGCACAATCACTGGAAGATCACGCAGCTCTGCTTCCAGCTGTCGGGCTTTGATTGCCTTACAAAAGGACAGCGCCATCGTAATTGCCAGGGCGATCATGACCACCCAAAACGCGACCGATATAAAAGCCTCGATTTTTCTCGTGGAATTTCTCCGTTTCATCTTTCTTACCTCACGTTTCATGCGTTCTTCCGCTTCCGCGCTTCAACGGAAGCCAAAAAGTGTTCTGCTGCTCTGATGGTTACGGCCTCCCGCCGTTTCTGTTCCTCCGGCGTCAATATTGGCCGGATCACGATAATGGTGGCATTGCCGTGCTTCGTGGTTTTCTGATAAAAACCGGGGCGTCCCGGTGTGGGGACCCAATCAGGGGTCAGATCTTCAACTAGCAACTGCGACGCCTCCTTCATCCAAATACCACCATCGGTAGCCCTTGTGGGTCTTCTGTTTCCCTCGGCAACACATACACACATGTGCTGGGCTAAAACCGTCCGCTTTCACCATTGAGAGCTTTGGATAAATCTTTCCATCAGACCGCATCACAGACCTTGTGATCACCCGGTTTAACATGATGGCGTGCTGGATGTTGCCGGCGTGTGTGGTGTATTCGAGGTTATCCGCCCAATTGTGATCCTTGTCATTGTCGAGATGGTTGACGATATTGCAGCCCTCTGGTTGTTCCAGAAATCCTTTGGCAACCAAACGATGCAAGAGAAAGTCAGTAACTTGTCCATCTTTACTCAGACTTACTTGCCAATAACCTCTGGAGGTTTTGCGCGGCCGCAAAATCCGTCCTTTGAGATGGTAGGTGCGTTTTTCGGTCCGGACTTCTCTGTCCAGACTTCGGACATTAGCTTGGTTGCTAACTTCGTAAATTCCTTCATAGCCTTCCACGGCTACAAATACTTCGGTTGAAGAGTTAGTTGCCATGGTGCAACCTCCTTTCTGTCTGTTGTTATGTAGTTGGTCGTTTCGTTTGTCGCATATCATGCGACAATCAGCTTAAAAAAATTTCGACTGCATCTGCATCGCTCATTCGAAGTTCACTCTTCATTCTGACGGCCTCGCCAATAGTGATTTTTTCTGCATTGTTGAGTTTCCGATACAAAGAGGTGCGATGCATGCCGATCCTATCAGCAAATTCCTCGATGTTCATACCATTTTCAACAATTTTTCCTTTGAGCTTATTGATGTTCACTGGCTTCACTCCTTTGTTTGTTCTTCAATGCTCTTGAGATTGTGCTCCTTGATGTCGCATACCATGCGACTAAAGTTATGATAAACTTTTCAGGTTATTATGTCAATATAGTTTTTTGCATAGTGTGCGACAAAAAATAGCACCACAATATGTTGTTGTTGCACAAATGCGAAAAAAATCTTATAATGAAACAAAAAAAGAAATGAGGTTCTTTTATGAACATTGGCCAGAGGATTAAAAATCGCCGGAAAGAGCTGAAGCTCAGTGTAGACGAGCTTGCATCACGCCTCGGCAAAGATCGTTCTACCATTTACAGGTATGAAAACGGTGATATTGAAAATCTGCCGCTTGATGTGTTGGCACCTATAGCAAATGTGCTTGATACAACACCGGGCTATCTCATGGGCTGGGAAGATATTACGGAAGAAACAAAAAAGGACAACGACGTAATTGCCAACGTCGTTGCCCGTATGAGCACAGATCATGATTTTTTTGAGATTGTTGAGTCTATCTATTCTCTCGACTCTGAAAAGATCAAAGGGCTGTCTGGAATGTTAAAAACGTTTCTTTAAGATCGACAAAATGAGGTCGAGCTTTTTCAGGTTCTTGCATTCCCTCAAAAGATCATTGATTTCTTTTATGTATTGTTCTTTACGCTTTTCCAGTTCCTTTACATCAGTCATAGAGGGCACCATCCTTTCGCCGGGGCAGAATACAGAACCTGTGTTCTGAATTCATAATTATTTTACTATAATAATAGTCTGATTGGCAACATTCTTTTCTAAAATCGTAACTTTCTGTCAATTTTTCGGTGCCCTCCTTTCGTGTCTGCGTGGCTCGTTTCTTTGCTTCAGATATACACCAAATTTCCGAGTTTGGATAGACCCAATTTTCCGAGAATCGAACAATATACCCACACGCCAATTCGGAAAATGGCTCTATTAAGCCACTTTTGCGATGCTTTTTTTCTGCTGAATTTTTTTTGCTGTAAAGCGGCGGGAATATGACAGAGCATATTTGCTTTGCTGCTTCTGTTTTTAAAATACTGTCTTTGCAAGTCGAATTCCCAAGTAATATGGAGAAAATTGAAAAAAATCAAAAAACCGCCTCGTTGGCTAATACCACCAAGACGGAAAATAGAAAGGAGAACATCCCATGATTGATTTCCAGAACGCATCCTTTATGAAGCTGAGACCCACTTCTGACAATGACTTTGCTGCCATGATCACGCCCATGTTTGTTGACGGAGAGCAGATCATCCAGTCCTTCAAGGGTATCCGCGATGGCGTTGTCTTTACCACCAAGCGTATCTTCGCCATCAACGTTCAGGGTCTCACCGGCAAGAAGAAAGATTTCACGTCCCTGCCTTACAGCAAGATTCAGGCTTTCTCTGTTGAGACTGCCGGTGTGCTGGATCTGGACAGCGAACTTGAACTGTGGTTCTCCGGATTGGGCAAAGTGAAATTTGAGTTTGTTGCTCAGGCAAATGTCTCTGAGATCTGCAAGATGATCTCCAACATGGTTCTGTAAAACAAATAAAGCCGCCCCAGGCTCCTACACCTGAGACGGCTGATGCAAACAAAACCTCTCGCCCGCTAAAACAAGGGGTCAGTCTGCTTATTTAAGATAACATGGCGAACTCCCAAATTCAAGAATGAAAATGAAAGAAAAAAGATAAAAAATGTAGACCATCCGTAGACTTCTCAATGGTCTACATAGTGGTCTACCAAGTGGTCTACTCTCTTATATCTTATATCTTATATATATTTATATATATTCTTAATATCTAGAATCTTAAATATATAGATTCTCTTAAGATAGATTCTCTATATGTGCAAAGTGGGCTTTTCACTTTCTCATGGAAAAATAAAAACAAGGAGGAAGTTATGTATAACTCACCAATGAATTACATCAAGCTGTTTTATGAAGAATGGTTGATTTATTTAAGAAAGTCCCGGCAGGATGATCCGCATGAGACAGTGGAGGAAGTTCTTGCCAAACACGAACGCCAGCTGCAGGATCTTGCCGCATACAAATTCGGCGGCAGAATACCGGAGGAAAACATCTACCGAGAAGTCGGCTCCGGCGAGAGCATCAAAGACCGGACGGAGATACAGAAGGTGCTGGCCCGTCTGGAAGACCCAAACATCCGCGGCTGCCTGGTTTTGGACTGTTCCAGACTTTCGCGCGGCGATTTGATGGACTGTGCCAGAATCGTCGATTCATTTCGTTTTAGTAAATCCATGGTTGCCACCCTATACGACATTTACGACCTCAACAATAAGCGAGACCGCAAGCACTTCAAGGATGAGTTGCTTCGTGGTAATGACTATCTGGAATATACGAAGGAAATCTTGACCAGAGGCCGTGAAGCAGCTGTGAAGCGCGGTTGCTATCTCGGGAAAACACCGCCGTATGGATACAACAAAATTAAGATTGGCAAGGATAACACGCTGGAGATCAATGAGCAGCAAGCCGAGGTAGTTCGTCTTGTTTTTGATCTGTACACAAGAGAGCAGCTTACCCCTCTCCGCATTGCCCAAAGATTGAACAGCATGGGCATCCCTGCTCCAAAGGGCGGTGAATGGAGAAAAGACACGATCCGGGTGTTTATCCGAAACAAGCATTATATCGGCAAGGTTGTCTGGAACAAAGTCAAAGAGACACAGGTCTTGGAACACGGAGAGATTACCAAAAAGAAACTGAAGCAGCCAGATGATGTGGTAATAGTCGCAGAGGGCATCCACTCAGCCATCATTGACATGGACACATGGAATGTTGCCCAGCAGCTGTTGTCAAGGAACCCAAGTGAGAAGCACATCCATCCGCTCAAGAACCCATTCTCTACAATGCTGGTATGTGGCAAATGTGGACGGGCAATGTATATCCACCCATACAAGCACGCCGAGGATCGCTTTGAGTGCAAGGGCGCCGCTCATTCTCAGAGATGCTTTAAATCTGTAAAATTCTCTGAGCTATATGATGCAGTTCTGTACGCGCTGGAATTTTCAGATTTGCCGGCATTGGAACTGAAGATCAAAAACGGAGATGGCAATTCTGCCAAGATCCAGCAGCGCATGCTTACCAAGCTGGAAAAGCAGATGGAAGAATACCGCGCTCAGGAAGAAACACAGTATGAGCTTTTGGAAACTCGGCAATATACGCAGGAACTCTTCAATCGCCGGAATGCAGCGCTTCGTGAAAAAATGGCAGACTGTGAAAAGCAAATTGCAGCAACCAAAGCCACCCTGCCACAAAGCGTGAATTACGAAAAACAGCTATCAGACCTGAAAGCGGCCATTGCCATATTGAAAGATCCCAATGCAACAGCGGAAGAAAAAAACCGCCTCTTACGGGCAGTTGTTGACAGGATTGAATTTCATGGCATGCCCCCGGTTGACAAGAGCAAAAAATTCAAAAAAGGCGAGAATGACTTTACTGTAGCAACGGAATTGCGGCATTAAATTTTTTTATGCCGCACATGTACATCGTGAGTAGTTAAGTTCAACTACATACCCACGATGTACACATTCCATATAGATCCCACCTTCTCAAATTTCAAGGCTATTATATGGACGATGGATGCAGAAATCAAGAGGGCGTGGGGCAACACCCCACCTTCGAGCGTCAGCGGTTGCGTAGCAACTCCACCGATCTCTGGTGGAGGGCATGGGGTTACAGGGGGCAACCCCTGAAACGCTTGCTTCCGGGAAAACTTAACTTCCGGAAGTAAAGCAGTGCTTGCTATCTGTTATTTGTACCGCAGAGATGGCCATTTTTGCGTTACAGAATTAGAGGCAGCAAGCACTGCCCGAAATCCGGATTTCGTGGAAATCCTTTCGGGCTGATCAGGGGCGATGCCCCTATGACCCCACCTCCACCACAAATCGGTGGAGTTGCCTTCGGCAATCGCTTCGCTCGAAGCAAAATACACGCAAAAAAAGAGGTCACGCCCATATTTTAGGCGTGGCCTCTTGCGTTATATATCAGCCAAGGAAACGGCTCAGAATAGCTGCTGCCTGTGCTCGGGTGGCTGTGCCCTGCGGCATCAGCTGGAAGTTGGTGCCCTCCATCAGACCAGCGCCCACTGCCCACTGCATCGGCTCCACAGCATAATCGCTGACAGTTTCAGCATCCACAAAGCCGGTCAACTCGGTCTGGTAGCTCCACACATCATAGCCCGCATACTTGGCATAGCGGAACAAGATGGCGGCGAACTGCTCACGGGTGATGGGATCGTTGGGACCGAAGCTGGTCTCGCTGTAGCCCTCCACGATATCAAAGGCAGCTGCCCAATCCACTGCGCAGCTGTACCAGCTGTTCTTCTCCACATCGGTGAAGGTGCTCTTTTCTGCATCCATGGGGCAACCTTCCAGACGCCACAGGATGGTGACGATCTGAGCGCGGGTAACCTGATTGTAGGGGCCGAATTTGTTCCATTCCAGACCAGTCATCAGGCCCTCATGGTAAACGTCCATGACTTCATCATAGAACCAATCGCCGGGCTTTACATCGACAAAAGGATTATCTTCGCCGGGGATCAGGGGCAAGAACCAGAAGCCATTGCGCTCTTTGGCAAACTCAGCGCTTACCTCCACATTGGCAGCAGGCATGGTGAAAGAATACACGCCATCAACATCGGTGATGGTCTTTTCCTCGTTGCCATAGCTGTATGTGACAGCCTTCACTTCGTAGCCATCGGTGGGAGTAACGGTCAAGGTCACAGTCTCGCCTTCAACAGCAATGCCCTTGTCTGCGGTGACTGTGCCATTCTCGCTTGCCTTAACTGTCACGGTGTACAGAGGCAGCCACCGGGCATAAGCATAGAGGTCAGTTTCCACAGTCATGCCGTGATAGACGAATGTGCCATCTTCAGTGTACCAACCACCGAACCGGTGTCCAGCCTTGGAGGGAACCGGCATGGCGCCGATACCGAGCTTAGCGCCAGCAGCGACTTCCTTCGTCTTAACGGTGTCGCCATCTTCCCAGACACCGCCGTTGGCATCAAAGGTGACGATGCAGCCCTTGTACTCGGCAGTGACGGTCGTATCTTCTGTGATATTGGTGAAACCCTTGTCCCAGCCGATAAAAGTATAACCTTCACGGCTCGGATCTGCGGGCGCGGTAGCTGCTGCGCCGTGCTCCACAGTCTGCTCATCGATTACTGTGCCGTCGTAGTCCTCAAAAATAACGGTGTATTCGTTGATGTCCCACAGAGCTGTGATGTCCATATCCTCTGCAGGCATGGTGGCGGGGATATCTTGATCCCAACCGGTAAAGGTAAAGCCTTCCTTTTCGGGATCATCGGGAGCAACTACATCAGTGCCATAATCCTGTGTGATTGGGTCGATGGTCGTATCTCCGGTGTCCAAGAAGGTGATGGTGTACTGGTTGACTGTCCAATGGGCGGTGTATTCCTTGTCACCGGTGGAACCACTGAAAGACACATTCTTTTCAGGCCCAACCTGACCGGGCAATGTCCAACCATCAAAGGTGTAGCCGGTCTTTTCAGGAGCCAGCAGCGTGACGGTATCGTTGATGGTGTATGTAATCGGGTTGCCGGGATCGTCGCCGCCATCGAGTTCGTAGGTGATATCATATTCAGCCAAATTCCACTCGGCAGACAGTTCCATATCGCCGGTGCTGCCCTTTGCGATCTCGGTCACCTGAGCTCCTGCGGCATCATACCAGCCTGCGAAGTCATAACCGGTCTTTTCGGGGTCTGCAAGGGTAATGGTCTCAGTCTCAATGGTGTACTTTGTGGGGTTGTTGGGGATGGTGGTAGCTTCGTTGAGGTTGTAGGAGATGGTATATTCGACCGGTGTCCACTTTGCGTAGAAGGTCTTGATGCCGGATTCAAATATTTGGATTTTATTCACACGACTACCGGAGAGGTTAGATCTTGAATACCAACCATCGAATGTGTAACCAGTCTTAGTTACATCGGTGGGCAGTTCTGCACCAATGCCTTGTGTATATCTCGAAATATCGCCGGAGTTGATTGTACCACCATTCGTGTTCAGAGTTACGGGGTAACTGACCGGAGAAACAATTTTCACCTTGATAGTACATGTGGTCTTGTCATCGCTGACCTCGGCCTTCTTTTCCGTACCGACATTCACTTGGCCAATAGACATGTTGGAAGCAAACTCAAACCCATTCGTTGCTTCCAATACAAAATAAGCATAGTATGCCTTGCCTTCTTCAAACGTCCCTGAAAAGTCGGAAAAATCTTCGGCTGTCCACTTGGCTGTTTTTACGACTACCGCCTCGGAAGCGTTAGACGGAGTGAATGTGAAGCTATAAGTGAGCTCATCTGCTGTTTCACCAGCAAGAGCTTTTGGCATACCGAAAATGCTGATAGATGAAATCTCTGTTGCATCAGCCGCCAGCGCCGTCACGGGAAGCACGCTGATGAGCAGAATCAAAACCAGAAGGATGCTCAAAAATTTTCTTTTCATAGTCCTTTCTCCTTGTCAAAAACATTCAACTTGTGGCCTCATTGGGGAGATGAAAGTCACAAGTCATTTTTCGAATCCCTTATATCACAAAATTGCAAAATTCTCAATATGCGCGTTATAATGCGCATACAAATAATTTTCCTGTTTTTTTGTCACAAATCACCCCTCTGCGTTGTTGTATATAAGGGGAGTGTTTTCAAAAAACAAAAAAGCCCGCCTCCGGGGTGCTTCATGCACTTCCAGAGACGGGTTTTTCGTTCGTGTTATGCAGTTAAATCAGGTCGTTGACCTTCGCCTGAACCTCTACGGGATCATATCCTGCGGCCTTCAGCTTTGCTTCACGGGCTGCTCCGTTACCGTATTCGCCGCGGATCACGGCCAATGCAACCTCTGTGAGATCCTTTTTGGTGTCGATTTTCACCTTTGCGGTGGTGATAAAAGCCTCGAATCCCTTCGATTTCAGCCTTGCGACCAGTGCATTTGCATTGGATTTCGAGCTGAACGAGCCGGTTTGCACCTTGTATTTGCCATCGATCAGGGTCACCATGGCATCGAATCCGGCTGCTTTGACTGTTTTTGCGAAGTTGTTTGCGTAAGATTTTTTCGAAAACGCACCCACTTGCACGCGATAACGGGTCTCTGTTTTGGTTTTTCCGGAGCTGTTCGAGGCTGTATCGATCAGCTTATTCCAGAATTCAGAGCGCCATTTTGCATCGTCAACCCAATATGCAGGGCACTTTTTGCCCGTCACATCGTAATGTCGGATGACATTTTTCGCCGGAATACCATACTTCGCCATGAGCTGTTTGGTCAGATTCAAAGCATTCTCGATGGTTTTTGCAGTGGGATAGACCACGCCGTTGCGCTCGTTATCGCAAATTTCAATGCCGATGGAGTTGCCGTTTCGGCAATACGGATGCTTATATTTGCTGGCGCCGCAATGCCAAGCGATGCAATCTTCCGGGACAGACAGCGTGTAGCTGTCCTCATCCACGAACCAATGGGCGGAAGCTC